GTGGTAACGCCTGTTGAACTCAGTGCGTCACCGGTTAGGGCAACGTCAAAGAAGTCAGTGGGCTGTGATGGGCTTGATACCATTGTGGCCTGTACTTTGAAGTTTCCTGAGAAATTTTTAGTATATACTGCGATAGAGTGCAGTGCCTTGTTGTTGTTGATGCCTGGTCTTGCGTCAACTACACCTGACAGTCTCGCTAATGATTTGCTGTCAGCAGTCACTGTGAAGTTTGTTACGGACACACTTGAAACAAATTCTGGATAAGCACTGTCTAGCACTTCAATTGTGCCTGCGGCCGCATAGCCTGTGTCTGCATATGTTACTTCTCTGCTACCATCGGACTTCACTTCACGCACTGCAAAATTGTAGAATCCAGCATCCAAAGGAAGTAGATCTCCTTCAGTTATTGTGCAACTGGCATCACCTTTTGTGCTGACTGTTGATCCGTCATCTAGTGTGGTCAACGTCTTTGTTATGACTGACGCCTTGCTCTCTGTGTCAACAACGTTTAATTCGTAGGTCTTTGAAGTAATATCCTGTGCTTTCTGATCTTCATTCTTGAACGTGAATGAGATGGGATTTGATACACCCCTGTGCAGTGTTAAGCGTCTATCGTACACGTTTGAGTTCCTCCCGTGATAACCACTTATGTAGGCGATTACCAAGTTGTTTATTAAATACCTTTGTACTGTTTGCATAATACATATTTAACAGTATTTATAGATATAGAATGAACGAAATTTTTAACACATTGAAGTACAAATTCCCATTCCTGAGCCTCATAAGGAAGGGCGATCTGGAATACGTGGGCATAGTGCAGAACGAGGATGTCAACGTGATCAGCTTCTATGATTACGGCAGGCTGATGATGCCTCAGGACAAGATGCATTTCTTGAAGTGTGGGGAGACTTGGTGGCACGAATCCAATCGTAAATTACCAATAAACATATTCCTCAAGGGAGATTTCCGATACTTCCGGACAACACTGATCACTTTGAATGTCAAGGATGTGGAGATAGTGCATGGCCCAACAGTCAAGCTGTCAGAGATCTCAAAGAAACGTGTGAAGCGAAGAACAATACAACTGGTCAGACGTCCCGTCTAACTTTTATCTTTCTCAATATACTTTTTATAATATATGGTCAGCGGACTATTTGGCTGATAGGAATCATTACATTCACTTGGATATATTTTTTGGATAGGCTTCTTAATTTTTTTGGGGAGTTTTTTAGCGAGTTTTTTAATCTTGTGTTGCACTAAAGCTATATTTAGCACGTGCTATCAAATTCATCTGTACTACTATTGCCTGTGCATAAGCCACTGCGTGTGACTTCTTGAAGAAGTATGATCCATCGGATGGTTTGATCCAGACATTTTTGGTTATATCTATCCAGTCCTTGTACATCAACTGTCGTTTGGCAGGACGTATTATAGCCAACACCGCCGCCAGTTGCTCTATGGTCTTTGGTTCCAGTTTGGACACTATGTTGTAATGACCATTCAGGTGGAAAAGTTTTTCTACTATCTTTGGATCTTTCAACATGTCCCAGTCAGGTTCCTGTATCATCAGTTCAACCAGTTCCTGTTCTGATTTGACTTCCTTGTAGATGTTTACATTCAAACAATCTATCTTGAAGTAGCCCCTGTCCTCTGCGTTCTTGTAATCCAGTGAGGCATGTCCGGTTACTGGATGTTCCGGAACAGCATGGAAGTACACGCCCGACTTGTGCTTCTCTGTCTTGTCACCTTTGATTATTGTGGCCGGTGTGTGCTTGAACAGTTTTAATGTCTTGTCTCTGTCAAAAAAATCTATGTCTACATCAGGCATTAGTGTACACTCCCTTTGTCTTTCTCGTTACGTTTGATAAACTCTTCCCTGGATCCGGGTTGTAATAGATCTATCACGTCAAGTAACGCTCTGTATCCTGAACTGTTTATCATCGCCGTGTCCATCTTTGGCACTATGATCTTTCTTATCTCTCCGTTCTTGCTTATGATGACACAACTGTCACCATCAACGAAATCCAATTCATCCGACTGATCTACATCTATCTTAGACAATCTTGGCCTCCCTTGCTGTGTCCTGCACCAACATTTGATCTGCAGGATAGCTCTTCAACTTGCTTGGCCAGAAACTGGTGTTTATAAATCTTTCTATCATTTGTAATTGTTCGTCGTTAAATGATTTTAACATCCTTTTCCCTGCACTGCAACCTAGCAACAACCAAGGACTTATCTTTCCTTGCTGTATGTGTTGCACTGCCCTGTTGGTATTGACCAATCTGAAGTAGTCAGGCCATTGTGCGTTCTGCTCTGTGGCCCAGTCCATCATGGTCGCGATGCTCCTCTGTAGTGCGGCCTCCACTGGTTCTGACTTCAGTGCTTCGATCAGGTATGCTTCGTACAGATCATCTCTGGCCCAGTGATCCAGTTTGATCTTTGAGTGCAACACGTAGTCTATGTACTTGTCTGGGTACAATGGATTTATGTGCATGATGAAACGACCAAACTTCACGAATGCGTTGTAGTATGCACTGTCAACGAAGTCATCATATGTTCTAGGTTTTGAATTGTGCTGATGTATCTGGTAGAATCTTTGGAACACCATGAAAGCGTTGACCACCCACTTCTCATCTCTTTGCAGGTGCCTTCGTTTTGGTTCACAAAGGTGTACTTGCAGTGTTCTTTCTTTTGCGAATGTCTTGTCGCAGTATGTACACTTATTTAGATTCGATGCCATGGGCCTCCATCAGTTCCTCAAGTTCTTTGTCTGTGATCACTTTGTCAAGTGTTTCTAGGTCTGTCTCTTTCCAGTTGGGATAGATCTGCATTAATTTTTTTAAAGATTTGTTCGCCACACGCTTCATGGGTTTTAACCATGGATGGAATTGCTGTGTCTCCGCTCCACACATGGCGGTCAGGATCCATAGTAATTTCTTGTGTTTGCCTAACGTAAAACAATGTTTGTTCACGCACTCGTTGACCATTTCAACATAGTGTTCCACATAGAAAGGATCTTTAGATGACACACTAGAAACATATCTCATCAGCATGTAAGGTGAGTATAAGGATTTCTCTTTATCATCTATCCTATCAAAGTAGTCCTTGTTCCTGAAGTCAACAGCTTTGAGCCCATTCCTCAGATCAAAAAATTTTCTATTTTTTTCTGCTGGCATATTTTAATCCAAACATTGTACATTCTTTTGGTGTTGTAAATGTTAATTGTAATTTGTTTTGCATATGTTTCATACCAGAAACTTTTAATTTAGATTTACCTAACCAGTCAAAGAAATCAACGGCCCATTCTTTGTTCATCCACACAGGAGTTCCGTCACTAGTAATGATTATAGGTGCTTCTATTTTAATTGTTTTCCTACCAGACTGAACCATAATCAACCTGTTCACACTGCCTAGAGATGTCCTTGACGAAGTAAGCACATATTGGTTTTGGTCCGTTGCTCAACGGCACAGCTAACATCTGTCCGGACTTGATCTTTGGGAAGTACCATTTGACTTCTGTGTATATGTCCACAACATCTATGGGATAGAAATCTGGCTTAGGACTAGATAGTGGATTGAACGTAAATGCATCAAACCCTCTATCGTTTAAACTTGTTATAGATAACACGTGCATTTCTGACTGTCCTGCCTCGCCTATCAGCATCTTCCAATCTAGAGGCATCTTGATCCTGTGTTCTCCAATTTGGAGTACTGCCGCGGGAGCATTGAAGCTCTCTAGGAATATTAAAGGTATGTAGAAGAAATCCGGTTCATTGGGATCTGAGTTATCTAGCACTGCAAATCTCAGGTTCTCATCAACCCATTCTGGAATCTTCTCTAGTTTGTATGTTCTGTTATCAAGTGTAAGGATTTTCATAATTTATCTTTTCTATAGTATACGGGTAATTGGCCTCTTTGTAAAACTTTTTCCTTGCCCCCAAGTGTCTTTTTGCAAACTTGCAACTGCTGGTAATATCCCATATCTGCACGTTCTCCTTGTCTTCGGCCTTCCTGATTCCTCTCCCTATGCTCTGTATCACACGGACAAACGACTTGCCCGGCTCTATGAGAACAAGATTAAAAATCCTAGGAATATTAATACCAACACTGGCAACTCCATATGTGGCGATAATAATCTTATTTGTTGCAGTAGATACTTCATCATATTGTTCCTTCCTGTCTACGTTTTTAGTTGATCCGGAAACAAACACCGAACCTTCCAGTTGTTCTTGTAATATCTCCCCTGCTGATATCCTATCAACAAGCACTAGGGTGTTGCCTGATGTTGAAACGTCCTTTACAGTTTTTGCAACCCATGCCATTCTAACTTTGTCTGTTGTAAGCCATTTGAGTTCTTCTGCATATGTTTTGAACATTGGATGGTCTTGAGTCTGTAAAACATTCACGTGACAGTTCGCAAGTACTCCTTTGTCTTGCAGTTCGCTTGCCTGTATCCTGTGAGTGACGTCACCTATGCTACATTTCAAACCCATGAACTCGTAGTCTGCTTTGGGTACAGTTCCTGTTAGTCCCCAACGTATGCCACAGTGTGCGAATGGTCCGGTCAACAATCTTTTGAGGACATCGGCCTTGGCCATGTGTACTTCGTCAATTATCACTGTGTTGATTCCTTTTATCGCTTCCGCAAATGCTTCCGAGTGTTCGTCCTTGCTTTTCTTTTCTAGTACGTTTAGTGATTGCCATGTTGCGATAGTGTTGAACCTTCCTAGTTCTTTCCTGTCTCCGTAGTACACACCAACGTCTAGATTACAAGCAACGAAGTCTTCTTCGGTCTGTGTCACTAGACTTTTGTTTGGAACTATTGTCAGTGTACGTCCGTAGGGCTCGACCAATTGACATAACGCCGCAGTAATAATTGTTTTACCTGCTCCTGTGGCAATCTCCTGTATGCACTGGGGGTTCTCTATGAATTTGTTTATTGTTTCTATCTGGTAATCTCTTAACTCTATTGACTGTCCGGCCATTGGATGATTGTTGGGCCATTTTATGTGTGAAAGATAATCTTTGTCAACAGACTTGAATTCAAAGTTGTGTTGCTCTCTTTGATCTTCCATCTCCACATACACGCCACCATCTTCCAGTATGGGAAGTATTTGATCAACTAGGTTGAGATAGGTTGTTCCACCCAACCCAAAGAATGACACCTTGCCGTCCCACCTGCCCAGCTTGACCGCTGGTAGATGTCTTGCATATGGTATCTCATATTTGAATTTGTTGGAAAGCCTCTTTCTCCATTCCAGGGAAAGGTTTTCAAATTTGACGTTCACTTCGTCTTTTATTACTAATTTACAACTGCTCATATTTAAAGTCTCACTATAACGTGATCGTGCCAATCCCAACTACTCGGTTGGTGATCACTATAATACAACTTTTTTGGAAGATTCTCAAGAAGTCTTTTCAGGTTATCAGTGCCTGTGGCGTAATAACCACCACCTAATGTTACCAATGATGCCTTTGGTTTTATCTTGCTCTTGATCATTGCCCTAGGTATCCTGTTCCTGACGAACATGATTTTAGTGTCCTCGTTGATGAACTTGAACTGTTTGCTCATTTGATGTAATTCAAAAAGAGTTTCAAAGAACTCCCTTGATGTGTTGTTGTTGATCATCATTTGTCTTTGGTTGTGATCGTTTTCGACATCTTTCATGTACACCGGTTCCTTGACGTCGAACCCCCACGAACACTGGGTCAGTATGTCTATGCCCTGTGATTTGAATGCGTTCATCCATTCCCAGAACTCCTTGACTTCTTCCTGTGTGTCCATTTCTCCACTGACTGGCATTATTAACGGAAAGCAATTCAATTCCATCAGTCCCATCACGACTTCCTTCTTGCTGAACGCTATTGAGTCAATCCACAGCTTGTGGTAGTTGTTGTGTGCCACCTTGTGACCTATTGTTGTCTCTGCGGTGATACTAATACCGTTTGTTGTTATGTTAAAGTTTTTCAGGGAGTCCACCTGCTCTAGTGCTGTCTTGTTTTTTAAGTTTTGATCCCAGTAGTCCTGTAATGACTCGGGTGCATTACTCAATATTACCTCCCCTCCCACAAGTCTTGCAGTTGGTTTCCGATGTCCCATGATTCCTTGTTTTATCTCTTCGTAGTCGTTTAGCAGACTGTCGTCCATGAATTTGAAGTCGTACCTCACTGCTATCAACGTCAGGTAGTATGCGGTGACATCGCTGTGTATGAATGTCCATTTCTTTGCTTCTCCGTCATACATGGCGTACATGCCAGGAAGGTCACGCTTGTCTTTTATGCATCTGATCAGTTGTATGATTTTCTTGTTGTATGGGAACCGCAGTTCTATCATGTCCACCC